AGACGCTACTCGAGGGGATCTGTGGAAGACGAACAACGGCGGTTTTATCCGCGCCGTCTCCATCGGCGGACAGGTCATCGGGTTCGGCGCCGGACAGCTCGGTGCTCAGACATTCCGAGGCTGCATCATCATCGACGATCCGAACAAGCCGGACGCCGTTGGGCAGATGATCATCTCAAAGACGAGCCTGGCGAAGACCAACGGCCTGTACCGGCACACCATCAAAAACCGGATCAACGACCCCAGGACGCCGATTCTGGTGGTCCAACAGCGCCTTGACGATGAGGATATGAGCGGATTTCTGCTGAACGGTGGAAGCGGGGAGGTTTGGGATCACCTCCGGATACCGGTCACGATCGAGGACGCCGAGGAGGACCTCGCCCAGGCCCGCTACGAAACTGACTGGTCCTTCGGACGGCCGTACGACTTCGACATGCCGTATGGGTTCGTCTGGAAGGCCAAGCACGGTCCAGAGGTGGACGAGATAGAGCGTCTGGACGCCGATACCTACTCTGCCCAGTCAATGCAGAACCCACGTCTCCATGGCGGTGTCCTATTTCGTACATCGTGGCTCGGACGGTACGACCGATTCGACATTGACAATGGGGTTGAGGGTAACGTGTGGTATCACGGAGAGAAGATTCCGCTTCGCCACCTGGCCGTGTTCGGAGACACGGCTGCAAAGAAGGGAGAGGAAAATGATTACAGCGTACTCGAGCTCTGGGGGATGGGAATGGACGGAGGGCTATACCTGCTCGACCTATATCGTAACAAGCTCGAAGCTCCAGAACTTGAAAAAGAAACCTCTGTATTTCTCAAGCGCTATGCTGATGTCCTTCCGAGGAAGTACGGCTGGAGAGAGGTTTACATCGAAGACAAGAGCTCTGGTATCGGACTTATCCAGCAACTCCAGAGGATCTGGGGGGCTAGGGTGGTGCCAGTCCCCCGGGGGACAGACAAGGTTTCGCGAGCACTTTCGGCGCTCCTGCCACTGAAAAATGGCCTTGTCCGGATACCGGCGGACTCGATAGAACACCAGTGGGTTCCTGAATTCCTTACTGAATACAGTGCTTTCTCAAAGAATATGACCCATATCCATGACGACCAAATGGACCCAATGTTCGACGCAATCGAGCGGATGGGGAACAGCGGTGGGAAGACGATCTACGACGTTGTGAGAGACACAAACGTCATGCCGATAACCGGAACGTCCGGAGTTGTTTGACAAACGCACCCGTTTTGCAGGATTATTAAAATATGGCCACCATCAAACAGCAAGTCGAAGTGATCATAAACGCAACTCCTCGGTTGCAAGCTGATATCTCAGGTAACGACTGGCCTCCCCACTCCCACGCCGACCACACAGGACTCGCCGCCGATGACCACACTCACTACATGACGAACGCCGCGGGTCCTTCGAGGCACCACACGGGGGACGTGTATTTCGACGAGAAGATCATGAGCTCGTCGGATCTGCAGTTCGACGACAACTACCGGTACACCCATACCGATGGCGGAGGGGACTGGGATCAGGACCACATCAAGTTATCTGGAGGTCCTGGTGAGTGGCAGGACCTCTACAACGCGGCCGGGGGCATCGTCTCCATAATAGAGGGAATCACGATGGGGATCACCGCCGGAGGTGGAGGTGGTGGAGTAACTCTTCAAGGTGCCTATGATTTTGGCGGACCGGGTGCAGGAAGGAGCATTCTTGCAGCTAATGGCGCTGTAGAGATTAACGTACCTGACGGCGCCAACAACGCCGCTCTGAAGCTCCTACAAAACGACGTAACGAATAACAAGGACTGCCTCGACCTGTACCACCAGGGAACTGGGAACCTGATCTATGTCCACGGAACATCGTCAAATTACAAAATTTATACCGATGGTATTATGACCATACAGACAGTAGGAAATCTTACTCTTAATGCTGGGAGTAATCTTATATTTGATGATGGACATCGGACAGGGTGGATAGCTGCGATGCCATTATCCGCTAATTCTACTGAATGGACTAATGTAAAGAATAAACTATTCGGTGGAACTGGAGCTGGTTCTCTTTTTGGTGCCATATTATCAGCAGCACACGATCTACAGGGTTGTTACGATTATGATAGCCCGGGGGCTGGAGGTACAATAATTGCAGCGGATGGCGCAGTTGAAGTACAGGTGCCAGATGGATCTAATAATGCTGTATTAAATCTCCTTCAATACGACTCGACTTATAACGATGATGTTTTGACTATCTACAATACTGGAACTGGTGATTCTGTTTATATGCATGGTGCCGGTGTCCATTCTATATATGCTGATGGAGATCTATCTATCGGAGCAAACGGTGAAATAGGAATCCTGTCTCAAGTTACAGGTAGTGCGGCAATAGATATTGAAGCGGATGGTACTACAGGTGGTACTCTAACTTTTACAGCAGCTTCTAATGCTTTCGTGGATGCGGGTTCTGTTTTTAGAGTAGATGTTGGTGCCAAATGTCTATTCAGAATTCAACACGACGGGATCAATCCTGATATAATTTTTAGCGATAATTACATTTATGATAATTGGACACAGCAATTTGTCTCTCTTCTTGATGATGGATCGGAGGCACTTCAGTACGTTTCAGATTTTGGAGAGGTCTCTATATTCAACGCTCTTCATCAGTGCACTGGTGGTGGATCAATATCAAGGCCGGACAAAGAGGTAATCTGGGGAACAACTGCTGCATATTCTAGCGAACCTAATTTCACTTATGACGACGACTACAATCAAGTAAGAATTATCAATAATCACAACGAGACTAATTGGTATGACACCAACGCTGCATCACTACTACTACAGGGCACGGCCACTCAGGGAAATGCAGTAGTAGCAAATGGAAACTTGGTTATCGGATCTGTACACAGCACAATAAATAACACCACGTCTTTAATAGCGAGAAGTACAGACGCTAGTAGCACATATCACCCTGAAATATACATTGCTGCACTTCCTACTGCAGGAAGTGCAGGTAGTCTAGTAACAATAATAGCAGATAGATATGGCGGTGGAGTAGGTGTTGTAAATATAACTGCAAATGGAATAGGCGGTGAGGGATATTCAGCTGGCACTGTCAATATAACCGCTTATGCGCAGGGCTCATCAGATCAGACACACGAGATCAACCTTACGAACAAGGTTCTCACGAATGAATACTCTCTTATTCTTAAAGAGGGATGGGTAGACTTAGTATCGCTAGATTGGATAGATTTCAATGACAACACGAGCTTATATCATGTCAAGTCCTACGATTTTGGAGCTTCACCTGAAACCTCAACTCCGTCTTCTGGTACGCTGACTGTTGATTTTGATGATGGCCCCAAACATGTATGTGATTTTAACGCTGACATATCTACTTTTAATCTCAGTTCGGTAAATGGTATTTTGACTGGAGCTGTACTATTTACAAATACTGATTCTTCAGCACACACTGTAGCTAGTCCATCTAGTACGGCTTGGACAGATGGAGAAGATGGAAGCAGCGGTTTCAGTGTAGCAGCTTCTGAAGTTGTAGAAGTTATTTTTGAATATTGGGGCAGCACTAAACTGTGGAAAGCCTCAATAGTAAGGTTTGCGTAATGGTTGAAACTTCTTTTGTAGCGACATCTTCGAATTATTCAAGTGGAGATACTTCTATATCAGTTAGTGTTCCAACTGGGACCCAATCAAATGATTTAGTGTTGGCCTGGCAATCTTGTGCCAATGGAATTGCCAGTACACCTTCGGGATGGACTTTGCTTGATACAGATTCTAGTACCGAATTTGGTTTGTTTTATAGGGTTGGTGGTAGCGGTTCTCACAATTTTATACAGTCTGCATCTGGTAAAATACGAGTTGATATGGTTTCTTATAGAGGAGGTTTTAATATTAGTGATCCAATAGACAATTATTCTAATACGGATTATACTACGATTAATAATATTTTACGAGCTGCTTCTTTCAGCGTAACAGAAGCTGATTCTAACATTATCGTTGTAGGTGGTTGTTATTCTCCCACAGGCGCCAGGACGTTCACTCCGCCATCTAGTCCAGGATCTTTTACCGAAGATGTTGATGACGGCGACGTAGATTCTGATTTTTATCATACATTTTCGCATTATTTTTGGTCCAGTAGTGGACCAACAGGAGTTATGGATACTACGGTATCTGGAACAGCCGCTACTAAGCATTGTATAGGATTATCGTTAAACCTAGCCGTGCCATCTGGTATAGGTTTACGTTTTGGAGGAATGAGGTAAAAAATGTCAGGAAAGCCAATCAATGTAGGGTACGCCGATGTGAATTATTTGAGTCAGTCTATAATGGGTATTCCAGTATCGGATCAAACTGTTTCTATAAGTGGAACTAGCGCACAGAGTAGTGTCTTAAGTTCTGGAAGGGTTTACAGAATGATCTCTGATACAGATTGCCATCTTGAATTCGGAGCAGACCCAGAAGCGGAGACCACTAATTATAAATTATTGGCTGACAAAGAGGTGTACTTCCTTGTTCCGAGTTATTCCCCATCGGTAAGTATGAAAGTTGCGGTCATTCAGTCAAGTTCTTCTGGAACTCTTATCATCTCAAAGCTTGATGGGGTCGGAGAGGGATGATTCCTATCCTTAAAAAAATAGGTTCATTTTACGGATATGCACCGTCCGGGAAAAAGCTAGTGTTCAATGTAACGGATACGGGCTCTGTACAGTTCAGCCTTCGAGGAGAGTCAGGTTGTTCGATATTTGTTGATTGGGGGGACGGTTCGTCAGAGGATGAGGTCGTATTTGAGGGAGTTGGGGTACAGAAATTTGCAACTCATGACTACTCTGGGCTACCTGGTACCAAAGTGGTAAAGATGCGGCATGGATCTGGTTCGGGGCTCGATGGAGTTCTCTTGTTTTTTGCGTCGATTACAATGTTATCAGCTCCATTATCCAACTTTGGTGTAATAAAATACTGCAAGTATATCTATTTGACAGCCAACTCTATTTCAGGAAATATAGACAGTCTGAACCTTGAAGACCCACTTGAGATATATTTATCGTCATCAGGAATAGGCGGTGACGCGGGATACATATCCAGGTGGGCCAACATCGATCAAATAAACTTATCGTTGAATTCACTTTCGTACACTGAACCCTCCGGTGGTTTCCCTGCGTGGAATGGGGCGATAATTAATCTGTCGAGTTGTGGTTTTACAACTGAAATAGTAGATTCTATTTTGATTGCGTTGGCTACAGCGGGGATAACCGGGTGTACAGTTAACCTTGCTGGGTCGAACGCTGTAAGATCTTCTGCTAGCGATACTGCTATGGGAATACTCCTGATCGCAGGCAACGTAATAACGGTGAACGAATGAGCATCGAATTTCAAAACAAGATGAAATCTGAAGGTTATACCGTGGTGTCTGGGTATCGGTATTTGATATGGGAATGTGATGGGATAGTGCATGGTAGAAAAACAACCATAAACCCATCTGGTAATAAATCACTCGGTGAGCCTATAGATAATGGGCCCAATTCTGTTACCTATATCCCAGGAGATAAGTCACATAAAGTGTGGCATGGTAATTCTAAAGCTTCCATATTGGCCAAGCTTACAGGAGATCCAGATTTTGAAAAAACAGCAGCGGAAATTGCTGCAGAAAGGTTCCCAAAATGAGATGGTTTTTATTGGCATTGTGTCTTTCTATTTCCTTGATTTCATGCGAGGAGGATGAGCAAGTTGACGATAATTTTATTGTGTCTGCGTTAAAGTCAGCTCATGTCGTAACGATTGACGCCGAACAGACAGTACGGATCGGTGGCATCATCGTTGGCACTTACACCGGTGCCGTAACTACCGGGTGTTTCGGTATTCCAACATGTGTACGGATGGACGAAGTCAATCGTGGTATCATTAAAAAGGACATCGATGATTTTTCGCTTTACGCGGAAGCCGAAGCAGCTTCACCTCCAGACGGGGTAAGTTATTTTCTTACCGATTTCTTTGGCCCTTATTGGGCTACAAACGGTACGTATCAGTCAATGAGAGGTCTCATAAATGCAACTGGAGGAACATATCCAGGTAAACGAGTTGGGTGGTGCAACAACCACCCAGCCAGGTGTGTTCAAGAATAGACATAATTGTGATATGTTCTTTCAGGGGGCGGGAGAACGGCAGTATGATGACAAAAGAGGACCAGAATGAACTTGTACGACGCAGTATAGAAGCTACAGATTTGAAGTGTCTACTCGCTGTTCAAATGCTTGAGACGAAGATGGTTAAAGGATTCGCTGATGCAAATGAGAAACTGGCTAAAGCATTGGCTAAAGCAAAAGATGACGTTGATAATGATTTCAAAGAATGCCGCAAGCACCAGGAAGGTAAAAAACGTTGGGGTATTTCTACTCTAATTGCAATTATAAGTGTGGCTATAGCAGCGGCGGCGCTTGCATTTTCCGTCGCTAAAAACCCAGCTCCAGAAAGGACAGACCATGTCGGAAGAACGCAAAATCGAGATGAAGACCGTAGCAGCAAAGAAGGGCAAGCCAATCACGGTGGTGGAAGTCAGCGGATTTACAGTCAGTGAGGCCATTGAGATCGGCGCGTACGCAGAATCGGCGATGAAAAAAGTGAAGGGTAAGCCACACTTCTGGTGTGGTCTTCTCCATGGTGACACGATCGGGATCCGTAGAAAATACGATGATACCATCGAGACTATCGATGGATATGATGAATATCAGAAGGCATATCAGTCAGTAGTGCGTGTCGACGAAAAGGGTAGAACCTTTATGAGTAGAGCCGACAACGAAAAGCTAATTACTGAACATTCAGACTATCTTGCTGAGGTACAAAGCCTGAAGGATGAACCCGCGGTGCTGACAATCAGGAAGATGCCAATCGAGTGGAGATCAGCTATCGATAATTGTGAGCCGCTCTTACGCCTTCTAACTGAGTATGACCTGTGGGAGAGCACAGATAAACTCAGAGACGCGCTGTACGCCGAATAGGAGGGCCACCGTGCCGGTTTCGAACGCAAAGTACGATGAGAAGACGGGGACCATGAAAGAGGTGAAGGACGCACTCCAAAACTTCGTTTCTCACCTTGGCGAGGCGAGCCGGGATAAGGGGATTGCGGCCAGTTTTTCATTGATGAACATCAGCGATACGGAGTTGCTGAACATCTACAAGCAGGGTGGGATCGGTGGAAAGGTTGTGGATTGCGTAGCCGAGGACTTGGGAAGGGTGTGGAGGGATGTCTCTATAAAGGACACCGACGTTGAGCCGTTTAACGAGTTCCAGCGCAGGTTGGGGGTACGAAGGGCGATGGTGAACCAGACTCGTTGGGCTCGCCTATACGGTTCGTCTGTTGTCATAATCATCATCGAGGGGGACAACACAGAGGAAGAGCTCGACATTGAGTCAGTATCGACTAGCAAGCCTCTGTCCGGACTCCGCGTGGAGCACAGGAATGCGTTGAACTCGGTTGAGACCGACATGGTGACCGGACGTCCAACCATGTACGAGGTGAGCCGCACAGGAGAGCGCTTCCATCCGTCTCGAGTCATTGGCCCAATGGATGGGATCCCCCTCCCCCCTGACGAGATGAAGAACAACAGCGGATGGGGCGAGAGCATCCTGAAGCGAGTCTACGTATCTCTGCTGGCAGAGGCGCAGACGGCCCTCGGGCTCAACCACGTCATGACGGAGGCCAAGACCGATGTAGTAGGTGTGAAAGACCTTTCTATGCACCTGGACGGTGGATCCAAGCAGTCTGCTTTCGAACAGCGGTGGATGCTTGCAGCTCAACTTAAGGGGCTGTTGAATCTTCTACTCATCGATGACGGAACGGAGACCTTCCACACGGTCAGCAACGCCACAACTATCGCTGGCATTGGTCAGATCCTTGAGCGGCTGGCCAACCGTATCAGCGCCGAGGTGGACATCCCCATGACTCGGCTGTATGGGACCCTGGCCAGCGGCCTGTCGACCTCCGGAGCCACCAACCAGGAAGACTACTACGATATGCTTACCGCCAAGCGGGAGATGCACATCGATCCGGAGCTTTTCATCATCGATGAGCTAACCATGAGGTCGGTGTACGGGCGTGTCTTGGATGGCTTCTCGTATAAGTGGCGCCCGTTCCGTGAGCTCTCAGTGCCAGAGCAGGCGGATGTTGACCAGAAGGATGCTGTCACGGCCAAGACCTACATCGACGCCGGAGCCCTTGTCCCCGGGCATGTAGCGCGCCGCATCAAGGAGAAGAACGGCTATCCAGTGAACGAGGACTTTGTATCCTACCTCGAGAAGCGAGACGGGATCGCCGAGGGGACAGGTGAGGCAGGAAGCGGAGAAGGCGAGGCCAACGTTCCGAACATAGGGGAAGAGGGCGGGGAGAACGACGCGCGGATCCTGATGGAGATCGCGGAGGCCGTGAAGAGCGGAAAGATAGATCCGGAGCAGGCTCGCGTCATCCTCGAGAGCACCTTCCCGGATATGGGAAAGGGCTTCATCGACAAGCTTGTGAACGTCGAGGTGAAGGAGCCTGAACCACCTCCGCAACTCCAAGGCCATCCCCAGACCCCTGGGCAGCCCCCAGTTCTTCCAAACGAAGAAGAGTAGCATGTTAGACCGGCGAAAGCTGGACAAGGCCCTGCGGTCACCTGGACGGTGCAGGGGGGTTGCTGTTCCATTGACTTTGGACATCGGCGCGGAGTTCATGTGGACGAACCGGCAGGCCGTTCTTTGGGACCAGGTGGTGTTCGATCTGTACGAAACGGTACTTGCTGACGGACTCATTCAAGACTCGGTTGTCGGGGTCCGGAAGGCGGTGGGCGCCATCCTGCGGAAGTACACCAACTACACCGGTTTCGGTATCCAGATGCAGACCCAGTACATTCGCGGTGCTGACGGGCACCGCAACGCATTCCTGTCTCGCGTTGAGGATGCGGTTGGTGTCAATGTATCCGACCTTCTGAATGACCGGTCCGTCGACATGGTGGTACGTAACAGGGTGAGGGCTGGGCTCTCTCTGGTGAAGAACCTGGATCGGTTCACGGTGTACAAGATCACTGAGGCGATCCTGAAGGGGGTGAAGTCTGGGGAGGGTTCGAATCTTGCCGAACTGCTACACGCCGCAAAAAAGGTAACCTCCTCTAGAGCAAAGCTCATCGCCAGGGACCAGATGGGGAAGCTGTTCTCAAACCTGGCGCAGGCTCGCCAGGAGGATATCGGGGTCACTCGTTATCGTTGGTCCACAGCTCGTGATTCACGCGTCAGAGACCGGCACGCGGCGCGCGAAGGCAAGGAGTACTACTGGAAGCGCCCGCCAGCTGGTGGTCACCCAGGGGAAGACATCAATTGTCGGTGTGTGGCGGAGCCGGTTCTGGCGAGTTCGAAGATTGTTCGGGAACTTCTGGCAGCTTGATTTAACGCCGCGTTGCGCCTAACTTCTTCCGCAAGAAGGACAGTATTTACAGCGCAATTTTTCTAATGGAGTAGTTCCAGGTATTCGCTCATAATGCATTGTTTCACCCTCGGTTTTGTGGCCTGCACTTCATCGAAGTGCGATGCGTACTTCTTGAGGTTCTCCAATGCTCGCTGTCTGGCCATTACGTTGGAGCACCCGATCTCTGAGTCTGCGAAGACGCAGAAATTCGTGTGACTCTTGAAGGAACAACCGGGAGTACATTCAAATTTGAATTTGACTTTACACATCGGGACCTCCTTTCTGCACGTATACAAAAACCGTGCCAGCCCTAAGTGACTGTAACTATGTAGCACATACATGGAGAAATTGCATGTTTGAAATTCCATTTTTTCACGTCTGAAATGAGAATTACGCTATCAGTTGACTTTTCCCCGTGACTGTCTGACAATGGAGACATGGCAGTAGAGAAAACACCTCAGGGGTTTTTGCGGTTTAAGAGCCGCTTTGCTCGTCATGGCATCCAGGAGTATGGAGCCGGCGAGATGCGCCGATGGGGTGTTCCGGTCGCCGACGGGGTGCCGGACGACGCAATCATCAGAGTCTACCGCTCTCCAGAAGAGGTGTTCAGCGATCGGTCGATGAAATCCTTCGAAAACCTTCCTATAACCAGCGGTCACCAGGGGACCATCAATCCGGACAACTTCGGAAAGTTCGCGATCGGAATGAGCCTGGCTCCGGTAGTGAAGGGTAAAGCCGGTAGACACACAAACGTCGACATCCTTCTCACAAGATCCGATGGCATTGCCGAGTATAAGAGGGGCGTCAAGGAACTCTCAGGTGGATATTCGTCAAACCTTCATCTTGACGGAGGAATGACTCCGGAAGGCGAGCCCTTCGACTACTCGCAACACGACATAACAGGAAATCACATCGCTCTGGTCCCCAGGGGACGGGCGGGAACAGCACGGTTGCTCGATGTGCGAGACAACCAGGAGGAAGATGAAATGTCTGAGAAAGTGCACCAGGATGCCGTCGAACTGGGGAAGGTAAGGCAGCAACTCGAAGACGCCAACAAGGAGATCGCGAAGCTCACGGCGGAGCGCGACGAGCTCAAGGGGCGCGTTGATACCCTAGAGGCCGAGAAGCTCACCGACGAGCAGCTCGCCGAGAAGGTCGCCGCCGGCGTGGCGGATGCCCGCGATGCCGAGAAGACTCGCGATGCGGTAATCGCTCGCGCCAAGCTCTTCGCCCCGCAGCTCAAGGTTTCCGACGACATGTCCAACGTGGACATCATGAAGGTAGCCATAAAGGCCAGGGATTCAAAGGCGGAGTTCGGGGATGACTCCGAGGGCTACATCCGCGGTCGGTTCGAGGCTCTCCAGGCTCCTACCAAGACCGAGATCAAAACCAAAACCAACGACGGAGTTACCCACAACGGCGAGGGAAGCTACCGCTACGAGGATATCAATTCCGTCCTGGGATAATCCGGGGCACGCACGGAGGAAGAAATGACTTACGGAGCTTTCCAGTCAACAATCGCAGATCCTTCGGTAGGAACTCCCGGACTACTCGTCGAGGAGGCCCTGGCCGAGATCGAAAGTTCTCTGGCGGTCGAGCCGGCCGCCGGAATCGGGATGGGTCTCGTGGTTTCCCGCGGGACCAACCCCGAAAAACAGGTGGTGCTCGGAGGCGATGCATCTCCGGACATCCTCGGAATTTCCTGCCGGATCGCCGACCAGGCGGGTCAGGTTGGTTCCGAGGCGACCAATCTGCTCGTCCGGGCCTACCAGACCCCGTGTCCGGTGGTTCGGAAAGGAAAGGTGTGGGTGGCCTGTACCGGGACCGGCGTAGCGGGCAGTAGGCAGATCGCCTACAACGACACCACCGGTGCCATCGTGCTCGGAGCTGCCGGAGCCGGGGAAACCCAACTCAACCCGAAGAACGTTGAGTTGCTCAACACCGTCACCTCGGGCGAGACGCTCTGCCTCCTTCGGGTGAACTACCTTGACGCCGACACGGCCCTGGTCGACGACCACGTCCGCGCCGAGTGTCTCGGCCTCGCCGCCCAGACTGACGAAGACGAGGTTTCCGGGACTCTCAACGGGGAATCCGGAAAGAACTTCATCCCTCAGCAGGTCGTCGTGGTGGTCGATTCCGCATCCGGAACCGTCGCCGCAGATGCGACGCTCAATGTCGGAACAACCACAGATGGTGCTGAGATTCTTTCTGGTGCCGCGCTCACGGGTCTCGATACCGCGGGTGACATCAGGAACATCCCTCTTGCGGCGGCTACTCTGGCCATCGCAGGAAACGCGACTCTCTACGCCAACATCGAGAGCGCGGACTCAACCGCAACAACTCTCGTCCTGAACGTCCACGTTCTCGGGCGTCAGTTCTCGTACTAATAGGAGAGCGTTATGAAGTTCAAAATTTCTGACCAAGTAAGACGGAAAATCGACGCGCTGACCGACTCAGAGCGAGCGGCGTTGATGCGGGTTGTCCCCATCCTGATGGCGAATACCAATGAGATCAACGATGAACTCCGCGATCTCGGTATGAACCGTCGCGTTCGGGACGCCATTGAGATCGGAGACACCTCCATTCTCCGAAACCACCAGGTTCAGCTCACCGGTGACGCTACCCCGGCCCCCCTGATGGGGCGTGCCTTGGAGTACGCGGTCACACGCGCGCTCTACCTAATCACTACCTATACGGTATGGCGGGACGTGTTCCCGATCGATACCGACATGCCGGATGGAGCCGACACCAAGAAGTACACCATCTGGGAGGCGGCCGGTATGGCCGAGTGGTACAGAGGCGGTGGGAAGCACCCGAACGTTGCGATCGGATCAAA